CGATACTGTCCGAACCTCCTGGCAAGTTCATTCCTAAGTGATAAACCTGGCTGATCATTATCGGTGCAAAGAACTATTTCAGTTTTATCTTTAAAATACTCCCAGCAGTTGTCTAAATAATCCAGGCGCTGGTTTCCTTTAGAAGCTCCATTAGGAACTGAGCAAACGGAATATATACCAGCTTCATGTAGTGACAGGGCATCCATTTCACCCTCCACTATATAAATAGTTTTCATTTCTTTAATAGAATCTAAGCCATAAAATATAAGCTCAGCACCAGAAACCATTTTAAAGTTTTTTTCGCCATCTCTATATTTACAATTTATTATTTCGCCTTCTTTGAAATAATTAAAATTAATGGCTTTACGTTTTTTTTGTATTTGTGGGAAGTATTCTACAGATTCCCCTACTTTCCAATGTGATAAAGTTGCAGCTGTTATGCCTCTTTTATTAAACCATTTTTCTGTAAGCTCTGATAAATTAGTTTTTGCCTTTGGAGGTTTTACAAATTCTTTTTTTGGTTTAAAATTTACGTTTCCGCTATAGCCACAATTATGACAATTATAAACGCCTTTCTCTAAATTAATTGAAAGACAGGGATCTTTTTTGTTTTTTCTAGTGTGTGAGCATTTAGGACAAATTACCTTTTGCTCTATGGAATTACCCCTAGGAGTAATACCAATGTTTAAAAAATCATTCGTTGTCATTTTTTAGTTTGTTTAGTTTGGTTAAAAATAGAAATTCTGAATCACTTAGCAAAAACTTAGTATCTAAAACATAAGAATTTACTTTTATTTGTTTAAGGTTTGTTTCTTTAAATAACTGCTCATTGGTTGCAAATCCTTTAAACTCATATTTTGGATAATTACAGTGAAAAAAAGCAAACCCATCAACATCAGATTTAGAATATTCTGGAGTCATTAATGGCAATTTTTTTTCCGTAACCTTAACGTCTATTGAAAATCCATTAATTACAGCATCATATTTATCTGTTCCTTTTTTTTTAGAGGTATTTCCAATAGAATAATCACAGTGTATGTTGTAATGTTTGCAGAATACAAATTCAGCTCCAAAGCCAATTATGTTTCTGTAGAGGTGTTTATCATCATTGGCAGCAGTACCTTTGCCATTTACGCCTGTTACTTCCTTATTGTGCTGTCTAGCTTTAGCAGTTAATTCTACTATTTTTTGTTCTAATGGCTCTAAAATATAAGTGTTATTTATTTTCATTTGATAAAATTTCAAATTCCTTGCCTCCGAATTGTTTAATAAATCGATTTAGCTTAGTTATTCCGTTTTTTTTATCTCTTATTATCGCTAATGATAAAAAATGTTTTGACCAGAAATTATCATTTATCGCTTTTTTACATATCCAATAAAGCTGTCTAGGATTTACTTTGTCTTTTGTATCACATAATCTAATGACATTTAACCATTTTACTTTTTGATCATTATTTTTTGGTCTGTTTCTTTGGTCAAATAATTCAACAAAATGATTATATGAATCTAAATAAACAGAATTAAAGTCAGACACTTTTTTAAAAGTGGATATATTATTTTTTATATTATTCTTATTATTATTAGTATATATATTAACCTCCACATTTTTGTCCCCACCCTGGGGATCTTTTTGTCCCCCCTGGACATTTTTGTCCCTAGGGTATGCAGTGGTAATTTTTATACTTCTTTTAACCACTAATTTTGTTTCCTTATCATATTCCATAACAGTAGATATAAACCCACAATCCTGGAGCTGTTTAATCCATCTAGACACTGTTTTCTTATCCACCTGGTAGAGTTCGGCAAAATATTTGTTAGTTGCCCAGCAAATACCTTTTTTGCTAGATAGTGCTGTAATCTCTCCAAAAAGTAATTTGGAATTGGCGGTCAATTCGCCATTATACCTAACTTCCGCTGGTATTATTGCATAATAGTTTGGTTTCATGCTTTATTTTTTATTGACTAAATCTTTAATCCTGTCACAAAATGATCTAATGTCGCCAAATATTTCTGTAAACTCATCTAGCGTTATTTTATTATCATCATATAACTCCCATAAAATTTCAATTAATAACTCATACTCTACACTGGTCATTATGCCAACATATTCATAGCATATTGATACATCCCCAATAGTTGAGTTTGTCCTCCACATTTTTTGATCTATTTCGTTCCAATAGACCTCCCTGTATTCACTCATAATTCATATAATTATCTATTATTTCCTTAGCGGCATCGAAAGTATTACACCACTGCGCATCCCAGGAGGCACTTTTAAGACGTTCTAAGCAACTGTATTGATTTTCTGTAGGTTTATTATATCCAACTTTTAACTCAAGCGCTAAGCCGCTGTAATTTGTTTTTGATTTAAAAACTAAAACATCTGGAACCCCAGCAGTTCCTCCTAAATATTTAAACTTATATCTTTCAAATGGCGATCGCTTGCCTTCATTAGGTACGTGAATTGCAAAAGTTCCAGGATATTGCATCTTAATGTAATTCATAACGCTGTTTTGTAATCGATCTTCTTTTGTTAAATATTTTTCGAATGGATTTCTTATCGGCATGTCTTAAAATTCCTGGGTGAATAACTTTAGGTAAAGTATAAGTTTTTGGCTTCCACTTATTTGACTGCAAAAAACTAATCTTTTTATACAAAGCTAAATATTTTCGATCAAAATCGATATCTGTTTGCCTTAGATCTTTGCAACTTACAATATTATATAATGCTGTAGCATGATTTTTGTTTAAAGAATAACCCATTTGAACTAAACCATAATTAGTAAAATTTTTACAAAGTCCAAAGTACATTTTTCTAGCATCTACAATATCTCTACGCCTAGATTTTACATTTATTTTTAAATCAAAATAGGTCTCTACAATTAATTGAATTTGTCTTAATTCCATAGCTATAATATTAAAGATCCATCATCATTATAACCAGCCGCCTGGTATCCCTTTTCAATTGATGTAGTCAAATAAAAATCCCAATCAGATAATGCTTTTTTATATGCCTCTCTGCCTATTTTTATCATATTATCATCTAAACCATAAACCTCTACAGTATATGGATAATTAGTTTCTACAGCTATAAAACGAAAGTTTTCTGGCGGAAAACCCAAAACATCTGAATAAAAACACGCTTGTAAATGATAAGCATATTTAAAAACATCCCTTCTAAATGCTAAAGGTGAGTTGTCTTGACACGTTTTGACATCGCTGATCCAATTATCGCCAATACAATCTGGTCGAACTCTAATAGGCACCCCATCCATTTTGCCATAGTGTGAAACCTCTACAGTTCCAGTGCAATATTTAGTTGCTAAATCGTGCTGTCTTAAATTTTGCATTATTCCAGATATAACATCCATATCACTATCCTTTAATTGTTTTCGGTCTCCTGCTAGCTTATCGTGTTTTGCTTTTATTTGCTTTCCTTCTTTGGTTCTGCCATCATATTTAGGCATTAAATAATAATCCTGGTCAAATTGTTTTTGACCCTCTAGCATTATTGTATGAGTTGCAGTTCCTAAAGCCATTGCTGGAGTTTCATTAAACTTTGCTCTTAAATAGTGCTTAACGGATTTTTTATAAATCTTTTTTAATCCACTCGCTGAAATAGAATTATTAGAGTGGTATTCCTCATTAGTATCTTGTTTAGTAGTTAATTTTATTTTCATTTAGTTTGTTTTTTAAATAATTAATTTGACCTTCCAGCATTGTGACCTCATTCCTAGAGTTTGCTAAATATTCCAATAATACTGAAATTCTTTCCTCCATAAATTTTTTATCATCTTCAGGAGTATTGTCATATAAATCTGCTGCTGTAAAATCGCTCATAATTATAAAATAAAAGGGGAGCGCTAACTCCCCTAATTAATTAAAATGGTAAATCATCATCCTGTGCTACAGGATTGACTTGTTTTATAGTTTGCGTTTCGCTGTTAGGTTCCCATTGATTTAACTCAATGTATTGCTTTCCGCTTTTTGCAGTTAATACATCTAAATTAACCCAGCCATTTTTCCCATTCTTTTGTAAAAATTTTATAGCTTCATCAACTTTTACGCTAATGTTTCCCACTACAAAATCTGGAGCTCCAGCCCTACGCTTAAAGCTAAATCCCTCTGCAAATACTTTTTCT